AACGCCTATCAGGCCAAGACCGGCCTCTCCCGGAACAAGATCGCAAAGCTGATGTCCGACGAGACATGGTTCAACGCCAGGAAGGCCGTGGAGTTGGGCTTTGCCGATGAGATCATGTTCGGAGAGTCCAAGGCCGCGGAGAAGCCGGATGAACCTGATGGGGACAGCGGCGATCATGAATCCGATGAAGAGAAGGATGATGGGAATGGCGGGATTCATCTGGAGGCTCCGGGAATGGCTGAGACGCTGGAGGGGCTGCTGTATTCCACCCGTCACATGGGCGAGGCAATTCTCAACAGCATCGGCGCGTTGGATGCCGCTGACAATGAGGAGGCCGTACAGGGTGCAGACACTGACGGCGAAAATGGGGAGTCCGTCGATACGGAAGCCTACCCCGGCGAAGCACAGCCCGAAGGGGAAGCAACCCCTGTGGAGGAAGATTCCGCTGAGGAGGAAGCGCCCGTGACTGCCGTATCTGTAACTGAAGCTCTGGAACCCGAGGCAATGCTGCCTGCTGGTTACTATGCCGTAGGCATTGACGGCCGCACCCAGGACGGCAGCGTGCCCTTTGATATCCTGAAAAAACAGTTGGAACGCATGCGGTAAACCGCTGTCCCGGCTGCATTTTTATGCCCGCAAACAGTCCGCGGGCATTTCCTTTGCCACACAACAACCACTTTATGGAGGAAACTGCATGAGCAAGATTCTCGAACTGCGCAACAAGCGCAATACCCTGTGGGAGCAGACGAAGAACTTTCTGGAAGAGCACCGCGATGAGAACGGCCTGGTGGCTGCTGAATTTGTTGATCAGTATGATCGCATGGCGAACGACGTTGCGGCGCTGGGCAAGGAGATTGAGCGCCTGGAGAACCAGGCCGAGATGGATGCCCGTCTCGCCCAGGCCACTTCCGCGCCTGTGACCGCCAGCCCGGCCATGGGCAATCCCGCGAAGAAGCCCGCCAGTCCTACCGCCACTGAGGAATACAGCAAGGCGTTCTGGAACAACATGCGCGGCGACATGAGCTTCGCAGTCCGCGATGCCCTGAGCGTGGGCACCGACGCCAACGGCGGTTATACCGTGCCGGACGAGTTCCACCGCCAGCTGATCAAGGCACTGGAGGAGAACAACATCTTCCGCACCCTGGCGAAGACCATCCGCACCAACAGCGGCACCCGCACCATCCCCGTCGCAGGCGAGACCGGCCAGGCGTTCTGGGTGGAGGAAGGCAACGCCATCGCGGAGAGCGACATGACCTTCAGCGTGCAGACGCTGTCCGCCTACAAGCTGGCCAGCCTGATCCGCGTGTCCAACGAGCTGTTGAACGACTCCGCCTTCGACATCGGCGCGCACATCGCCGAGCGCTTCGGCGTGCGCTTCGGCAACGCTGAGGAGAACGCGTTCATCAACGGCAAGGGCGTCAGCGCCGATCCGACCACCACGCCCAGCGAGCCCACCGGCATCCTGACCACGCTGACCACGCCCAGCGTGAAGACCGCCAACGCGGTGTCCATCAGCTTCGACGACGTGTTCAAGCTTTACTACGCGCTGAAGGCGCCCTACCGCGCCAAGGCCAACTTCCTGTGCAACGAGGCCACGCTGCTTCAGCTGATGCTGCTGAAGGACAAGAACGACAACTACCTGTGGAAGCCCGGCCTGGACATCGGCAAGCCCGACACCATCCTGGGCCATGCCATCTACACCAGCACCTATATGCCCACCTTCACGGGCAAGGCGACTACGGACGCCGGCAAGAAGGTGCTGCTGCTCGGCGACTTCAGCTACTACTGGATCGCGGACCGCACCAACCGCACGCTGAAGCGCCTGAACGAGCTGTATGCCGTGAACGACCAGGTGGGCTTCATCGGCACGCAGCGCGTGGATGGCAAGCTGATCCTGCCCGAGGCCATGCAGGTGCTGGCCTTGGGCACCGGCACCGCCAGCTCCGGCTCCGGTTCCGGCACCTGATGAACCGCTTTGCTCCCGCCCGGCATGATGCGATGGGCGGGAGCGGCTTATGACCGGGAGGAGGACTGCCTGTGATCGTATCCCTGGACGAAGCGAAGGCACATCTGCGCATTCAGCACGATGAGGAGAATCAGCTCATTGAAGGCCTGATTCAGCAGGCCCAGGCTGCCGCCCAGGATTTCTGCCGCGTATCCTTTGAGCCCTATGTGGATGATGAAGGCCGCGAAGCCGATGTCCCCGGTCCGGTCAAGCTGGCAGTTCTCCTTATGGTGGGCTACTTCTACGAGCACCGCGAGGCGGAGGACGGCGCAGGCTTCCGCACGATGCGCCGCGCCTTCATGACGCTGCTGTATCCCTACCGCGATCCCGACAGGATGTTCTGATTATAGTTCCCTGCGCAGGAGGTGATCCCCGTGAAGATGCCCCATCCCGGTGACCTGAGACACATGGTCACCATCGGCAGCACCGTCAACGACGTGAATGAAAACGGCTATCCCGAGGAAGCCGATTCTGTGCTCTGCCGCGTATGGGCAGGCATGGAGGACGCCTCCGGCAGATGGTTTGAATCGGCGGACGCTGAGAACGCCCAGCGCGGGATCCGCTTCATCATCCGCTGGCGCAGCGATGTGCGCGCCGGCATGTGGGTGGAGTATGAGGGCCAGCGGCATACCATCACCGAGATCGGGGAGTACGATTTCAGGCGCCGCTATATGCAGCTCACCACCGAGCGCGTGGAAGGGGTGATGTGATGAAGGCTGTGCAGGACGCGCTGAAACCCACGGGCATCCCCGCCTACGCAACTGCGTGGAAGCCCACCGCGGCGCACAAGACGGCTCCTGACAAGTATCTAGTATACACCACCATGACCACCGAGGACAGCCATCACGACGACGACCTTCATGGTTACCGCGTCCACATCTATCTCAACCTGTGGACAAAGGGCGATCCCACGCCGGACATCCGGAAAGTGCGCAGCGCCATGCGCGCAGCCGGATTTGCCATGGCGGATGAGATGGACAGTTACAACGACGACACAGACCAGACCCTGATCGCCTGGACGTGGGTCGGATGGACGGAGGCGGAGTGACATGCCCATGACGATGAACGGCGGTGACTTCGCTGCGCTGCAGCAGGACTTTGAACGCATGGCGCAGGTTGCGGAGCCCGCTCAGATCCAGAGTACGCTGGAGGAAGCCGCCCAGCCCATCCTGGAACAGATGCGCCAGAACGCGTCCAGTAATCCCAGTCCCCGGAGCGGCAAGCTGCGCGGCGCGCTCAATACAGGCAACGCAGGCAAAAAGGGCGGCGCCAGCATCACGATTGGGGTGCACCGGAAGGACTGGAGCGGGGATGAATACTATCCCGCCTACGTCGAGTTCGGGCACGGAGGCCCGCGGCCTGCGCCGCCGCATCCTTTCGTCCGCCCTGCGATTGACGAGCGCGGCGATGAAGCCATCCAGGTGCTCATTGACAAGGTCGCCCAGGCGCTCAAATAACTCAAACGACCGGGCTCTCCCATGCGGAGGGCTCTTTTTGTGGAGGTAAAGTATATGCCCAATCCCGCTGTTTCCCCCGCGGTCTCTTCCACCATCGGCCTGAAAGACCTGGTCATCGCGCCGCTGGTCGCCGATACGGATGAGACCCTGACCTACGGTGATCTCCAGAAGGTTGCCGGCGCCATTGAGGCTTCCGTCACGCCGGGCAATGCCGACGCAGACGTGCAGTACGCCGATGACGTGGAGTTTTCGGTGCTGTATCCCGACCCCGAGATCGCACTGAAGACCAAGCTGGCAGATATTCCCCTGTCCATCCAGGAGGAGATCTTTGGTAACCATCTGGATTCCAACGGCGTCCTGATTCGCTCCGCCACCGACACGCCGCCCTACTACGCGGTGGGCTTCCGCTCCGAGAAGAGCGACCACACCTACCGCTATGTGTGGCTGTACAAGTGCCGCGCCAAGCCCGTGACGGAATCCTACGCCACCAAGGAAGGCACCACGGTGACCCGCCAGACCGGCGAGGTCGAGTGGGTGGCCATCAAACGCATCCACGACGGGCGCTATCAGGCTGTGGCGGACGAGGGCCAGAACGGCTTCACTGCCGAAAAGGCCGCCGCGTTCCTGAACAGCGTCTACGAGCCGGTGGAATCTCCCGCGACAGGCGGCTGATCACGCTCTGATTAACGTGGGGTAAGAGATTCGCTTACCCCATGTTCATGTTATCCACAACATATTGTGCTTTCCACAGGTTTATCCACAAGATTTTGTGGAAAGTATGCTCTTAATGTGACAATACCCAGAAAAATGGAGGTATTCCATGATCAGCTGTTCTTTGAACGGGAAGAAATACACGATGGACTTCGTCACCGGACGCGCGCTCAGGGAGATTGATGAAGCTGCGGACATGTACCGCAGGCTGGTGCAGATCACGACCGACGCCAGCGAGGGCAAGGACATGAGCGGTGAAACGCTTACGGTCCGCGAGGCCATGGACGTCATGGTGAAGTGGTTCTGCCTGCTGTTCAACAACCAGTTTACCCCGGATGACATGTACGACTACTACCCTGCGGACCGCATCATGCACGACATCTCCACAGCCATCATCGCTGTTCAGGCACAGACTACGGACGTGCTTTCGGAGTTCCCTACGAATCCGGCAGCGGAGAAGAAGCCGAAGGGCCGGGGCTGACGCTGCCGGAGTACATTTATTCCACCTATAACCTTCTGCTGAAGGACGGATGGCGGATGCATGAGATCGACAGCATGGACATGCTGGGGTTTTTGAAGGTCAGAGCGTGGGATGCCCGGCGTGAATACGATAAGACCCATGCTGCTCCGAAAAAGGTATTCATAGATGAGATCTGGCCGACGGACGGATGATGAGAAAGGCGGTGCTGTTCATTGGCTGAAACGCTGAGGGACATGGTCGTTTCGCTGTCATTGAACAGCGATAATTTCAGCGCAAACCTGCGCTCCATAAACCAGCAGTTGAAGGAAGCTGACTCCCAGTTCAAGCTGGCGGCTTCCGGAGTCACGGGCTTTGAGAATACGGCGGCCGGGGCTCAGGCGCAGCTTGCCAACCTTCAGCAGAAATTCCAGCTTCAGCAGCAGGCGGTACAGCAGTATGAGCGTGCGCTGGAAGCGGCGAAGGGCAAGCTGGAAACCAGCGTCCAGACGCACGAGAAGCTCTCCCAGAAGCTGGAAACGGCAAAGCAGCGCCATGCTGACCTCGGCCAGCAGGTGGACAAGCTCACCGCTGATTTGAAGGAGGCTGAGGAAGCCGGACTCAAGGGAACCAGCACCTATGCCGAAATGGAAGCGGAGCTGGAACAGTTGAAGGCTGAATACGCGGCATCCGGGCAGGAAGTACAGAAACTGGAGGGCCAGCTGTCACGCTCCGAAAGCGCCATGCAGCGCAATGCCGATGCGGTGACCCGAGCCAACACGAACCTGAACAATGCCCGCTCGGCGCTTCAGCAGACCCAGGGGCAGATCGATCAGGTCACTTCCCGGCTGGAGCGCATGCAAAATGCCTGGCTGAATGCGGCGGATAAGGTCGCGAAGTTTGGCGAAAAGGCGACTGCTGTCGGCAAACAGATCGAGGGCGTTGGTAAAAGCATGTCCAAGATCAGCGCTGTCGCCATTGGAGCGGGCACTGTGGCCGTGAAGACCTTTGCTTCCTATGATGACGCAATCCGCCAGGTCTATGCGACCATGGGTATGTCGGAATCCCAGAACGCTGCGGAGATGAAGGCGTTGTCGGATGCCGCCCAGGAGATGGGCGCCAGCACGCGCTACTCTGCCAGCGAGGCCGCATCGGCGTTGAACTACCTCGCGCTGGCCGGCTATGATTCTGAGAAGGCCATTGCCGCGCTGCCCACGGTGCTGAACCTGGCCCAGGCGGGCGGTATTGACCTGGCCTCCGCCTCGGACATGGTCACGGACAGCATGTCGGCCCTCGGGCTTGAAATGTCTTACATGCCCACCTTCGCGGACCAGATGGCAAAGGCCAGCCAGAAGTCCAATACCTCTGTCGCTCAGCTGGGCGAAGGCATCCTGAAGGTGTCCGCCACGGCGAAGAACCTGAAGGGCGGCACCGTCGAGCTGAATACCGCGCTGGGTGTGCTTGCCGACAACGGCATCAAGGGCGCTGAGGGCGGCACGCATCTG